TGTGTGTGCTTGAGCTTGTCTGTTTTTTTGGTTTTGTAGTTCAGGCAGTAAAGTTCCCATATAAGATAGAGCAAGGGTTCACAGGTATATAGTACAGGTGACCTACTCACTACTTACACACCAACACACTAACAAGATAAGAAGAGGACATGAACAAGTTAAAGCTGTGGACTCTAGCCGCATTGGTTGGCTATTGGTTCACTCTAATTACAATCACATCAATTAATTATTTATGATTTATTAAAATATATCAAAAGACATAATTAAGCCACAATCTGCGGCAGAACAACGCACTGCCTATTTTTTTCTTTTAATCCGTTTTTATTGTGGTATAACTTCCAATATAGCGTTTTGCTAGTTTTAGAGCTGATAACAAAAACTAAGTGCCTCGTGAGTGAGTCAGATGCGGCAGACACCAGTATCACACTAGCTAGTTGCGAACACGAAGGGAAGCCCACACGAGCCCAGAAGGCGGACAGCCAAAAGCTGTAGTAGGTCTGGGAGTCTCTGTTGTCTCATATTATTTAATATGACTGATGAGCTGTCAGCAACAGCGAAACAACAAAACGGAGTCTTATAATATGCCTAGACGTATTAATAAGAAAGTATCAAAAATTATGGACGCTTCCGCACTTGAGCAATTCAAAGACACTCAAGCAAAGAACGAACATTTTGAACGATACAACAAAGAAACTGACAAAGACAAAAAAAAGAAGATGTTGTCAGAGGCTTTGGCTGAAGGTTGGCTTTAACATTTATAATTTGTTATGGTTGCCAAACACTAGAGCACATGTTCAACGAGATACAAATTGAGCAAATTGGTTTTGTATCTGGTGGGCGTGAGCTCTTGGACTCGCAAGAGCATATTTTTGTAGAGAACCTAGAAGACGAGCTCACACTAGAGCAAAAACTAGAGCTTCACAAAAAGAAATACTTTGCGAGATATTAAATAAACATGCTTAGGCGGTTGACTTTTAGCCGCCTTGCATTTAAACTAAAACAAACAAACTAACAACGGAGTGAAAACTATGTCAAGAAGCTACCCAATATGGATTGATACATATAACAACGCCTATTCTAACAACGGAGCAAAATCTCAGGGTGTTAGAGACTACGCTAAAAGTGAGATGTATATAGGCACGTCTGCGGCTAACAGCTACAGATTTGGGTCTTATAGTGTCAGCCATTCAGACAACGGCAAAGAAAAAACATATAATTTTTATGTTGACGGAGTCCTTGTCAAAACTGCAACGTATCAAAAGAATAAAAAACAGATGCAAAGTAAAGCATTTAATTTTATTCCAAACGAAGCGGAGCTTAAAAAGCAATACTTCCAAAAGTGGAAGGACGAAGAGTCACAAAAAGAGGCGGCGTTCAGGAATGAGCGATACGCTGAGAGACTAAGAGTCAACGGCTTTAGAGATTAACAACAACAACAAAGGAGCGAAAACTATGTCATGGCTAGTTTATAAAGCTAAAGTAGTTGGGACGTATACTTTTATATATGCCCAAAAAGTTTGGGGTTTACTCCCATTCTAAACATAGAGCGAAACAGGGCGGAGCTTTCCGCCTTGTCTGTAGGTCATGCCTACACTGATGAGCTCAATATTTTTGGGTCGTGCTTTGCACTCTAATCAGCTTGTACAATTAATAGAGTTAATGACTCTATCGGAGATAGGCGGATATAATTAGCCTTTAGGCTACGAGATAGCACATAAGTATTAAGTTACTTTAATAAATCAGGTGTTGGCTTCCTGATACCGCCTACTCCACCAAAAGACTAGACGGCGTTTAGTTTTTGATATATTGCTTATTGGTGGCTTTTTAGTCACAGCAGAGTTGTTAAAGACTAGACGGCGTAAAACAAACTAACAAACGGAGCGTTTAATATGCGATACACATATAAAATAAATGACGGCACTGAAATTCAGGCTATGTCATATAAAAAAATGTTAAAAAAACTGCCTTCAAAATATCCTGAAGGTACTATTGTTAATATAGGTTATGTAAACAAAAAGAAAAAACTTATATTTAAAGATGTAAAAGTGGGTTCTAATGATTGAAATATTTTTAGATGCACCAATAGAGTTGCAAGTCATTTTATTAACAGGGCTTCTTTTTATTCTAAAAGAGCTAATTTCACAGAAGGACTAGACGGCGTATGAAGACAATAAAAGAGATAAAAGACTCGCTGTCTTGGGAGCAATCTCAGGACAGCAGAGCCAATGTTTGTATTTCTTATTTAGGTCATAAGACAAAACCTAATTTAATTAATGAGACACACATTGAAGACTTGACGGCACATTTAAAAAAGCGTGGTATCAAGGGCTCTACTATCAATAGGTATCTTGCAAGTGTAAGTAAGATATTGAAGTATGCCTATATTAGACCAAGCGTTTACAATATGGCTAGACTGCCGCACATAGTATGGCAGGAAGAGTCTAAGGCTAGACTTAGATTTATGACACCAGAGGAAGAGCAAAAAATGATTAAGATACTTGGCAAGAGTCCATATCTTAGTCTATTTTTATTTTTGTTGGACACTGGCGTTAGACTAGGCGAAGCGTTGTCATTTAAAAAAGATGCAATACAAAGACTAGACGGCAAGTTTTTTATTGTGTTACATGCAGACGAGACAAAAAACAATATGACTCGTAGTGTACCTTTGACTAGACGTTGCGTTGCTATGTTAAAAAAGTCAGGTGATTTTAGTCACTTAGATTATTCTATGGCTGAACGTGTCTGGCAAAAACTAAGAAGAGACATGGGACTAGACGGTGATAAACAATTTGTTATACACTGCTTACGTCATACGTGTGCTTCAAGACTAGCTCAATCAGGTAAAGTAGAGTTACACTTTATTAAAGAATGGTTGGGTCATAAGTCTTACAATATGACACTTAGGTATGCCCATTTGATGCCTAAAAATCTACTAAAAGCTGTCAACATACTAGAAGGGTACGAGTAAAGTACCCATAGTAGATAGCACAAATTAACACATAAACTTATAGGAGTTACTTTGACCAAGATACTAGAAATAATGCCTACTTTCCCTGACCAACAAGCTAATGAGAAGGACATGGCTGAAAGTGGTAAAAATAGAACCAACAAAAGACTTCATTCTCATATTGAGCGTGAAGAAGAGAGTGTTACCAGTTACGGTAAAGTAATGGTAGCCAATACAATCAGACCTTTAGCAATGGCTATTGGTGAATGGATAACTTACACTGCTAAAAACACTGTGAGTAAACCACCTATAGCTTTCACTAAACTATGTGAAGTTGAACCTGAGATATTGGCTTTGATTACAGGTAAGCACATAATAAATACAATCACACAATATAAACCATTGACCGCTACATGTATAAGTCTTGGTGGTAAAGTTGAGACTGAGATTGCACTAAAGAATTTCAGACATCTTAACCCTGAATTATACGATACGGTTAAACAAGACTTGGACAAGAGGTCTTGGAATTACACTTACAAGCGTAGAAAACTAAGAGAAAGTTCTAAGCGTGACAATGTCATGGCTTGGGAAGAGTGGACTACGCCCACAAAACTACACGTAGGTCTCAGACTTGTTGAGCTTATGATTGAGTCTACTGGTATGATTGAGATAGGTGTAGAGACTATTAAACATAAAAAAGCAAAGATAGTTAAACAGACTCAGAAGACTAGAGACTGGATTAAAAACAGAAATGCTTTTAATGAGTTACTAAACCCTGACTACATGATGACGGTTATGCCGCCAAAAATGTGGGACTCAGTTGAAGGTGGCGGCTACTGGACTAAAGAGTTACCGTCATTAGATTTAGTAAAACAAAAGAACAAATTGTTTGCACGTGAATTAGCAAACTTTGACATGCCTAAAGTATACAAGGCGGTAAACGCTATGCAGTCAACCGCATTTAAAATAAACAAATACATCTTAGGCGTAATGGCAGAGGCTTGGGACAGAGGACTTGCTATCGGTGGTATGCCACCTATTAAAAATCTTGAAGTACCTAACAAGCCTCTTGACATTAAAGATAACAAAGAGTCAAGACGTAAGTGGAAGAAGGAAGCAGTTATAGTGCATACAGAAAATGCACGTATGTTTTCTAAAAGAATGTTGTACGCAAAGATATTACACTTGGGTAATAAATTTAAAAACTACGCCACAGTTTACTTTCCGTTACAATTTGATTTTAGAGGCAGAGCATACTGTGTACCTGCATTTCTAAACTATCAATCAATCAACGGTGCTAAAGCGTTGTTGTCTTTTAGTAAGGGTAAACCTATTACAAAAGAAAACAGAGGCGACTTTTGGTTGGCTGTGCATGGTGCTAACATGTACGGTAACGATAAAATATCATTACAGGATAGAGTTCAGTGGGTAAAAGATAATGAAGACTGGATTATAAAATGTGTTGATGACCCATTTACAAATAGACAATGGGAAGACGCAAGTAATGCTTTCCAATTTTTAGCGTGGGCTGAAGAGTGGAAGAGATTTAAAGCTGAAGGTGATGGCTTTG